AAAGAATCATAGACCCAGCTGCTGAACCTTTAACTCTGGAAGAAGTTAAACTTCATCTCAGGGTTGATGATGATGATGATGAAGATAATAATATTTCATTGTACATTCGTGCCGCTAGGGAATTTACTGAGTCCTTCTTGGGACGAGCTTTAGTTACTCAAACTTGGCTTCTTACTCTGGATGAATTCCCGGATGAAGAAATAAAGATACCGCTTCCTCCGCTTCAAAGCATAACGCAGATAGCGTATGATGATACATCTGGTATTGAACGGATAATTGATCCGACAGATTACTTCGTTGACAACCAGAGCGAACCAGGATGGGTTGTACCAGCTGGTACGCTAATTTGGCCTACGACAATTGATGCGATTAATTCGGTAAGAATAAAGTTTGTTGCGGGTTATGCGCCGACAGCTGACTCGCCGGAAAATCTTGCATCTAATATTCCTTTCAATATAAAAGCCGGAATGCTTTTGATCATTGGAAATCTTTTTGAGAACAGGGAAGATAACGTTGTTGGTGTCATCTCGACCAGACTGCCGAATGGAGCAGAGTATCTTCTCCGGAGGCATAAGTTTGATTTGAGTATGGCCTGATGCTTGATAAGACTAAGCAGCGATTATTGCCTTGGATGCCGGACTGGGAAGACGAGTGCGTTGCTATCGTCGCGTCGGGCGCTTCGGTTAAAAAAGAAGAAGTGGCCCTTCTTAAGGATCGTATTCACGTCGTTGCCGTCAATAATAGTTTTGAGCTTTGCCCTTGGGCGGAAATGCTTTATGCCTGCGATTCAAAATGGTGGCAGGCGAAGAAGGGTGTAGCTTCCTTTAAGGGGATAAAGGTTAGCGGAGACAAGGAAACAATTAAAAGTTTCCCCGATGTTAATCAAGTCGAGATAAGACGCTCCGCCGGTCTCATCGTTCAGACAATGCTGTTCGACAAAATTGGTGAAATAGGCGCCGGAGGGAATTCAGGATTTCAGGTGCTAAATATTCTCGCTCAAATTGGGGTCTCTTGTGTTGCGCTTCTCGGATTTGATATGACAACAGTTGGTGAGAAGATTCATTGGCATGGGCGTCATGCTGATTCAGGCTTTGTTCTTAACAATCCTGATCAGATGGCATTTGATCGCTGGATTAAAAGAATGACGGATGCAGCTCCAATTCTTAAGTCGCGCGGCATCGAGGTTATTAATTGCTCGGAGCACAGTGCGTTGAAATGCTTTCCGAAGATGACGGTTAAACAGACATTGGAAAGGTGGGGTTTATGATACGGTTGTTCGTCGGTTGCAGTGCTAACGGCGAAGACGCAGAGGCACAGCTTCTCCTAGAGTATACGCTGAGGAAACACGCGACAGAGGACGTTGAATTGACGTGGATGAAATTGTCGCGTGATTCTAATTCACCTTGGTATTCGGACCCGAAGCAGAACGCTGGATGGAATACGGACGGATGGGCGACGCCTTTCTCTCCGTTCCGCTGGGCAATACCCCATGTCTGTAATTTCGAAGGACGGGCGATCTATACAGATGTTGATATGATCTTTATGGCGGACATAAACGAGTTATGGACACAGACGATACCGGAGGGGAAATGTCTACTTGCGAAGAACGAGCAGCAGACATGCGTGATGCTCTTCAACAACGAGAAGTGCAAGTCCTTCTTTCCCAACTTCGATTCATTGAGGAGAAAGAAAGGTTTGTACAGAGACGTGCGGAAAACTATAGGCGCGAACGCAGCGAGGTTCTCCGGAAATTGGAACTGCTTGGATGGCGAGAGCTACAAGAGCCTGGACGATCCGGAGATAAAGTTGATCCATTTTACAAAGGTGGAGACGCAACCACACCAGAAATGGGCAATCCCGCGCCTGCGAAAGTCAAATCAAAAACACTGGGGCGAGCACGCGCGGCAATGCGGTCTTCCGCATGCGCGAAAGGACGTAGGGCCATTGGTTGATAAGCTTTGGGACGAGGCGCACGTCGCGGGATACAATGTTAATATGTATCTAAATCCTGAAGAGTTCTATGGACAATACCATCACGTCCGCGCTGGACCGAGAGCTGCATAGGTCCGATATGAAATGTCATCGAAAATTTATTGAATATTCCGGCATGAAATATGAACGGGCGAGGTTGGAAGCTGAACGTGTTATCGGGTTTTTGTGGATGGGCGGGGAAGAACGCGCCGAACGATTAGACGAATTAAAGATCATTATGTTGGAAGCGAAAGGTAAGGAAAATGTCACCACTTAGAATAGTGAAGTTCATCGGTTGTTGGTTCTGTATCGTGGCGGCAGTCGCTCTGCTGGTACTCGGACATCAACTGTTCGGGTTGCCCGGCGTTCTTGCGCTCGTGGCAATTGCGTTTGCGCAGGCACCGGAGTCATGGTGAAAGGTTATCCAGTTCGCCGCTCCGGCGTAGGAAGCCACGACGTTCGTGAGATAGGGCTGCGTGATCTTTTGTTTTACGCGGAAGGCAGCTCCGTTCTCGACATTGGCTGTAATCGTGGCCATGTCGGGTACGAGTTTTATCGTCATGGTGCGACTAAGGTGCACGGATGCGACATAGACGCTCCTAGCGTTGATTGCGCTCGGCAGTGGTTTACTGAATTGACAATTGATAGCAAATTCGAAGTTGTCGATCTTACAAAGGGCAAGTTGGAGCTATCCAAGTTCTTTGGTGAGTCGCCGTATGATATTGTTCTCTTTGTTGGTGTCCTACATAAGCTGAAGAGAGCTATGGCTGAAGAGAGCCTTAAGCATCTCGTTTATAGTTTAGGTCAGAGGGCAAGCAAATATCTCGGTTGGAACGGATATATTCACGATCTTGCTCTGATGGATGATCAGCTACGTGATGTGGGGATGAAACGTATTCACTTTTCTGAATTTGCAGCTCCGGGGATTGCTGCTGTCTGGAAGAGGATTTAGGAAATGGGCTACGGTGACGACATCATGGGCACCGGGCTGGCGAGAGGATTTGCTAAGCGTGGTGTTGTCGCAGCGTTCGGGGATGGAAAGAAAATTATCTGGGGTCCTTGGTCTGAAGAGATGTATCGCCACAATCCGAACATTGCTCATCCTGAACATTCTAGTGTTAGACCGGTTGAGTGGGTTCCACACTACAAGGGCAATCGTGCGTATAATAAATCTATGAACGGAAAATGGGTTTGGAATTATAAATTTAAAGTTATCCCAGGAGAGTTCTATTTTGATCCGAAGGAAAAGAAACTAGCCGACACGTTTCATACTGGCTTTACTGTCATAGAGCCAAACCTCCCTTGGCAAAAGAAAGTCGCTTACAATAAAGATTGGGGTGGAGAAAATTTTGATAAAGTAAATGAAGTGTTACAGAAATGCGGGCACCGTGTCGTTCAATTTGAGCATGACAATACAAAGAGACGATTAGCCAATGCTACGTTTCTTAAATTTAAAAATTTTAGAGATGTTATCGCAGTTCTTTCTAAGGCTAGTTTGTTCATTGGCCACGAAGGAGGAATGCATCACGCGGCTGCAGCGGTCGGAGTTAAGGCTGTCGTGATAATGGGTGGGTTCATTCCTCCGTCCGTCGTCGGATATGACAATCATGTAAATCTAACGGGTGGAGCTGAGGCTTGTGGGAATATTGAACCATGTATTCATTGTCGTAACGCGATGAAGAAAATAACACCGGACGAGGTCGTTGTGTCAGCTGGAAAACTAATAGAGGGAGAAGCAGCGTGAGCGAAAAGTATGAAACGCATCTTTTGCAAAATCTTGCCGAGTTCGAAGAGTTTCGAACGCTAATGCGAAAGGAAGGTGTCAAGCGATATCTTGAGATCGGTTCCAAGAATGGCGGCTCGCTCTGGAGGATGGCTCAGAAGCTGGACAAGGGAGCGAAGATTGTATCTGTCGATCTACCGCATGGGGACACTTCCTTTAAAGTGACGTTGCCTAACTTACAGAATTGCGTCGAGAGGCTTAAGAAAGAAGGCTATGACGCGCATCTTGTAATCGGTGATAGCACTGATCCGGAAACTGTCGAGAAGGTTCGTGCGCTCGGACCGTTTGATGTAGTTTTCATAGATGGAAATCATACGCTTCCATTCATAACTAAGGACTGGGAGAACTACGGGCCGATGGCGCGCATCGTCGCCTTTCATGATATTGGTTATCATCGAGATGTTACTGACTCTAAGAAGCTGCCAATTGATGCGCCTGCCTTTTGGAAGGAGCTAAAGTCTAAAGTTGAGGCTGATGGAAAGCGTACGCTTGAGATAAAGCACGAGCGAGAACGGCGTAACGGTATGAACCGTGAATGTGATAACGGGATTGGTGTCCTTTGGAATTGAACGTAATCACTTGGTTGTGGGGAGATAAATACAAACCACACGACGTCTTCCGACTTGCGACGCAGGTCCATCGTCACATGAGACTGCCACATACCTTCACGGTGTTTACTGATAAGGAGCATAAGCAACTTCCCAATGCGCGTCTCATTAAAGATTTGGATTTGTGCGATCGTGCTTGCTTTTGCCGTCTACGGATGTTCGATCCGGAGTGGCA